GGTCCAGGGGTTCTCATAACTTCCCTCATCAATTTGTTCATTAGTCGCACTCTCCGTCTTCATCATTAACTTGGGCATAGGATTTTATTCCATCGCCACTATCTATACGATAAGCAGAGGTGTCTGAATAAACTTCAGACTTTATCTCTGCTATTGCTCTTTCTAGATCTGCTATAAGTATCTTTAAATTTTGTGTTTGCATGAATTATTCCCAATATTCATCTAGTCTTTCTAATACGTTGATTAAGATTCTATTGGCTGCTCCTCGTTGTCTTGCATCCCATTCAGGATACCAAGTTTTTTCATGAAGACCTGTCTTCATCTTCATGACATAAGCAGTCATGTTTACTTTACTAAGTCGTCCGTTCACTCTAACCACCCACTAGCTTTTGCCAGTCTTGGTCGAACTTTTCTAACCCCTTATCCGTGAGAATATGTTTGTACATTCCAGCAAATATGTTAGGAGGAATAGTACAGATATCAGCCCCCACTCTGAAAGCAGAGGAAACTTGGTGAACGTCCCTAATGGACGCAGCGAGGACTTGAGTTTTGGCGTTATGCGTAGCGTAGACATCAGAAATCTCCTCAATAAGTTTAATACCGTCAAATGATTGGTCATATACACGACCAACAAAAGGTGAAATGTAAGTAGCACCTGCTTTTGATGCTAGTATAGCTTGTGCTACTGAAAAACATAATGTTACGTTAACAGATACATCATCTGTTGTCAAGTCTTTACATGCTTTAAGACCTTCTGGTGTACAAGGAACTTTAATTGTTATGTTAGGACTCAACTCAATATATTCATCTGCCATTTGTAGCATGTCTTCAGCCGTATCTCCTACTACTTCTGCAGAAACAGATGAAGTCCAAGGAAAGATACCACAAATCTCCTTTAATACCATTAAAGGATCTTTACCTGCTTTCAACATAAGAGATGGATTAGTTGTAACTCCATCTATTAACCCAGTCTGATAAGATTCTTTAATGTACTCAGCATCCGAGCAGTCCAGAAATATTTTCATGGAAGTCTCAATATAGTTGTATTATATAGTCTAACAAAAAAGCACCCTAATGGGTGCTTAATGATCATATTAACACATTAATAGTGTAATGTTTAGCTCTTAGAAGCGAACTTTCGTTGCACTTTGATACCACGATACATTAGATCATGATTTCTATGCTGAGATGCTTCAGCGAGTACTTTTGAATTGTACTCTTGGGTGTCATACTCGACACCACGGTAAGTGACTTTTGCCATTCGGCTTTTGCGTCCCATGTACACTCTAGTCCTACTGCTTCCGTAAGATGTACTTGGTACATCTCCACTATCTCTTGCCTGGTTTCATCACTGAGATTTCTCTCAGTCTGAGCACGATCTACCAATCTTGATACATCGGCACAAGTTAATGCAGCAGCGATTAAAAATTCCATGAGGATGAACGATCCGTTCCGAGTCGGCTTACTTGCGTCTCCCTAAGGAGATGAACGTAGTGGTAGCAGTTGCTACAAAACTATTTATATCACGAAACCCTTACAAAAGGGTACATAATGTTACAAATAAATTGGTTGGGTGGGAGGTAGGAATAATGTATACCTACAAGTACAGGGCATTTCTACATAAGTAAATTTTTACTGTACTGCATGAGTCCTGTCTGGTTAAACAGTTCTGTGTTACCACAGCGAGCACCACCTCTGACTCATCACCTTAACTAGACCATTGCCAGCAAGTTTGATTCAGTCACTCCCTTGTAAGGTGATCAACCTTACTCCATAAGTATAGTACCAAGTATGTTTTCTGTCAACCCCCTAGCATGTCTGTTTACAGAAATTAGCTTTGATGCCCAGATCCTTTCATCCAAAGTCACATCCCTGTCCAACTTCATCTTATATAAGATAACGCACAATTTCAATCTATAATCTTTGCTTAACATTAGAAGCTAGACTCATCATTACCTTGTCTTTGTGACCACATATGACGTTCCATCTCCCACATTGCTTCTGCTGTACCCTTTGGTAGTTCATGTTGACCTGCCTTGTCTAGTAATCTATCATACTCTTCAGCACTATCAACTATTGCTTTTTTTAAATCCTCTAAGTCCCATTCTGGATCAGAGTGAGAATCCTGCGAAGGTGTCTTTTGTGACATCTTGTTTAATTCCTCCAACGACATAAGATTCAATCTCCGTTTCTTGTGGTGCGTTTTGCTGACCCTTAGAGTTGAGCCAGTGCTCAGTCCAAGGTAATGGATTATTTCTAAGGGGTTGATCGTATATAGGCTTTAAACCTATTGCTTTCATTCTCCTGTTAGCAATCCACTCAACGTACTGATGAAGTAATCTATCATTAAGTCCAATCATACTACCTTCTTTAAACAAATAGTTTGCCCATGCCTTCTCTTCATCCACACACTTCCTAAACATTTGTACAACAGTTTCCCTTTCTTCTTCTGCTATCTCTTGCATCTCTGGATCATCTTTACCTTCAATCCAGTTCTTTAATATCTGTTGGGTAAGAACCAAGTGCTGACTTTCATCCCTAGCAATAAGAGATAAGATTTTAGCTGATCCTTCCATGAGTTTATTCTCACCAAAGGCAAAGGAACAAGCGAAGGATACATAGAATCTAATTCCTTCAAGGATGTTAACATTTGCAACTGCTTTGTATAAGTATCGTTTGAGATCTCTTCTTGTCCATTCTGCATTAACATGCTCTTTCCATTCTGGTCTCCAGTGATTGCTTTGATCGTATTCATGTGCGTAATTAATAAAGTCATCATAAGATTTTGTAACAGACTCTGCTCTTGAAAGTATATTATCATCCTCAAGTATAGTATCAAATACATCTGAAGGATCAGAGTATACATTCTTAATAATATATGTGTATGATCTGGAGTGTATCATCTCCATGAATTGCCACACTTGCATACATCCTTCTAACTCAGGTAGAGAACAATAAGGTATGAATGCCATACCAGGTGCTCTACCTTGAACAGAATCTAACATGATCTGATACTTCAGATTAGAAGTAAAGATATGTTTTTGTAAATCATTTAACTGAGCATAGTCAGCACGATCTTTCTGAAGTGATACCTCTTCAGGTCTCCAGAAATATCCTAGTTGTTGCTGTGTCAGTCGATCAAATGTTGGGAATCTATATTGGTCATATCTTTGAACACTTAATGGTGCTCCAAAAAACATATATTGTTTAGTAGTATTAACAGCATTACGATTGAATACTGTCATACCATTTACTTTTTTAGACTGCACAACTGTCACAAGATTCCTCCTCGTTAGAATTTAATATATCATTAATAAGATTATCCACATCTACCTTCTCTATATCATCACCATCTTTCTTAGCATCATATGTATTCTGATAATAAGATGTCTTCCATCCATACTTGTAAGTAGTTAGAAGATCATTTGCCATTACAGATACAGGAACCTCATTATCTGGAAAATGTTCTGGATTATAAGACCAGTTACCACTGATTGCTTGGTCAAAGAACTTCTGCATCACTGCAACTACTTTAACATATCCATCATTGTTTGGCATATCCCATAACAATGTATAGTTATTCTTTAATGTAGAATATGATGGAACAATCTGCTTAAGAGGCCCTTTCTTTGATTTCTTAATGGACAGGTAGTCTCTAGGTGGTTCGATTCCATTGGTTGCGTTTGACACAACGGAACTGCTCTCCGAAGGCATTTGTGCGGACAATGTTGAGTGCCGTAACCCATACTCGGATATGCGTTTCCTAAGATGCTCCCAATCACAAAGTAAGTCATTTGGTACTATCTCATCTACGTCCCCTTTATATGTATCGATAGGTAATATACCATCAGCATACTTTGTCTTACCAAAGTAACCGCATGGTCCTTTCTCCATTGATAATCTATTAGATGCATTCAATAAAGCATACTGGAATCTTTCTGTTAACTTATGAACTAAATCATATGCCTCTTGTGAATCATACTTAACACCATTCTTAGCAAGATAATGTGCTAAACCTATGTAACCTATACCAAGTGACCTACGATTCTTTGTGGATTGTTCTGCTGCTTTAACTGGATACTGTTGATAATCTATCAAAGCATCCAATCCTCTTACTGCAAGTTCACATAACTCATCCAACTCTTCAAGTTTATTAACCTTACCTATATTAATAGCAGACAATATACACAAAGCAATCTCACCACTACCATCAATATGTTGAACAGGTGTAGTAGGTAGAGTAATCTCTTGACAGAGGTTACTCATACTTACCTTATCTTTAAATGATGAATGGGTGTTGCAATGGTCAATATTCATAATGTAAATACGACCAGTCTCTGCTCTCTCTTTAAGAAGATCAAGAATTAATTCTTGGGCAGGGATAGACTTTCTTGAGATTGTTTCATCTGCCTCATATTGTGTGTAGAGGTCATCGAAGTCCCTAGTACCAAAGCTATCATAGAGGCCAGGCACATCGTGAGGACTGAAAAGAGAAATGCTTTCCGAACGTATGAATCTTTCATAAAATAATTTAGATATCTGTATACTATAGTCTAACTTTCTTACTCTGTTGTCTTCTGTCCCTTTGTTGTTTTTGAGAACAAGGATGTCTTGAATTTCTTGATGCCAGATCGGAAAGTGGACAGTAGCTGAACCGCCTCTGATCCCGTTTTGAGTGCAGCATCTGACAGTTGATTCAAGTTTTTTAAGGAAGGGGATGACACCTGTGTGTTGAACTTCTCCACCACGGATTTTAGAGTTGATCCCTCTGATTCTTCCTGCGTTAATACCGATACCAGCCCTTTGTGCGACATATTTGCCAATAGCCATATCACTGCTAAAGATACTATCGAGGGTGTCATCAAGATCAACCAGAACACAAGATGCAAATTGACGAATGGGTGTTCTGACCCCTGCCATGATTGGTGTTGGGATGTTGATTCTGTGCTTGCTGATTGCGTCATAATACTTTTTAATGTACTCCAGTCTATAAAATTTGTCGTCGTCTTGGAAGAGTGTAGCAGCAATCATTACATACATGAACTGAGGAGTCTCATATACTTCTCCAGTGCTACGATCTTGTACAAGATACTTATCAACTACCTGACGAATACCTGCATAGGTAAAAAGATAGTCTCTATCGTGATCAATGTAACTATTTAACTTGTCCCACTCCTCGTCAGAAAACTTAGTAAGTATACTACCATCATAAACATTTAAATCAACGCACTTCTTTACATGATCTAACAATTTAGGACGTTCATCTGGATGTCCTTGATAAACAGCTTTCCTAAGACTGAATAAGAGTAACCTAGCAGCAACATACTGATAGTTTGGTGCGTCTAAAGTTATTAGATCATTAGCAGATCTAATTAATATCTCTTGGATATCCTTAGTCTCAATTCCATCAAAGAATTGTAGACCAGAATTCATTTCTACTGCTGACTCAGATACACCTGCCAAACCACGACAAGCATGTTCAACAATGTGATGAACTCTTTCTAAATCAAGAGGTGTAGTCTCACCATTCCTCTTAACAACATTAATTTCTGCAACAGGTGTCATACCTTTTTCCATTCAGTTAGTTTTACTTGAGCTTCTAATCCTTGGTAGGAATTTAATTCTACCAAACTTTGAACATTATGTCCAGCTAATACCATATCATTTATATCCTTTTTAAGTATATTACTTGGCCAGATCACTACCTTATCTCCTCTGTCGATTGACTTGGAGATTCTGTTGACGATTTCTCTGTTACGAGGTTCGTTATCATAAACCCAAATATAATCGCTCCAATTATACGTCCGAGGATCAACGTCAGACCCAGCCATCGCAACGGAATTATCCAAGAACGTTGAGTCAAATGGTCCTTCCACGATGTAGACTGTTTTTGTTTTGTTAATTCTGTCGAGTCCATAAATCTTGGGTTTGTTTTCATCTAACATTATAGTTATGTACCTCATCTTATCCTTAGGATTTAATGATCTTCCTTGTAATCCAAACCATTTTCCATCAGAATCTATGAAAGGAATGATAATACGAGAATGATCTTTCCTAACATCTGTAAAGGTAGGTTTTTGTGTATTAACCCAAGTACAAAACTTGTCAGTATAATAAAATAAAGACGTATCTAAATTACGCTTTACTAGATATTCATATGCTGGATGTTTTTTATTTAGTTCAGAAACTTTCTGTACTTCTCCATGCTTTTTGAATACTGGTTTTTCAAAACTAAGTTTAGGATTAGAAACATTACGTCCCTTACCAGTTAGTCCTTTCTTATATCTCTCCATGACATATTCATCATAGAGATCATTAGCCTGTTCCTTTAAAAAATTACCAAAAGATCTACCTACACCACAGTTATGACATTTAAAAACGAGACCACTCTTCATAGTGAAGAGATAACCTCGTGCTTTGTTCTTGTACTTCTGTGAATCACCACAGTAAGGACATCGAAAGTTGAATGTACCTTCCTTAACTCTTTTAAATTTATCAAGTCTTGAGGAAACTAAATTCGCATAGTGAGCATCAATCACCCAATAGACCTAGTAATTTCAACCTCCATCATACTAGCTTGTGGTGGATCTGTCAAGTTTCTTATGACCGATTGTCCGATTGGACTAACGATGACAGATATAATAGAAAGAGCACCAAAAATAGACCACATTTTCTTTTCCATGAGTCTAAGACGCTCATCGACTTTTCTGATGTCTCTTTCACAACCTTTCTTTATCTCCTCTGCCTTACGGTTGACCTCACGATGAACACTATCTACCTTTTCAAATAGTACTGCATCAATACGATCTTGTTTATCTAATTTTTCATTATGGACAGCAAGCAACTGACCCATCTTAACAGAATTATCCTGCAAAGTTTGCACCACCTTCTCCAGGCGTTCTAGAATAGCGGTGTTAACATCAGTCATTATCTAGTTTCGTCTTGCTCTGCTCCAGCACGTGCTTGCTTCTTCAGACTCTGTGTCTTCATCTGAAGTTGCTTTTGTAACTGCTGTTTCTTCAATTGAATTTTCTTTTTCTCAATAGCAATTTTTGAATTTGCCATCTGCTGTTTCATTTTCACATCTTCATTCTCATTAACATTTGCTAGATGTTTGATACGCTTATTCATAAAGAACTTACCAGCATCACCACGCATAATTCTTTCTATCTTAACATCTCCTCTATAACGAGGATTAATAAGAAGACGTATCTTCTGCGTTAATTCATTAACGGAATTAGCATATACTATAGTCTCACCAACCTCAGGAAGTGATACTTTATATTGATATAATTTACTAGGTCCATTAGGGCATTGCTTTTTATTGTATGCCTCTTTCATTTCTTTCTTTCGCTTTTGTACTTTTTTCTTAAAGTTCATAACAGGGTCAATACCAGCATTAGGACCAGTAGCAGCTGCCTTGCCACTAAAACCTGCTCCACCTGCAGTGGCGGTACTCATTGTTGGTGCATCTTCGTTCATATTTTATTAAGCTCCTGAGTAATGTCATAATCAATTTCCAATGTAGGAAGCATCCCTACAGGATATTTATTCAAATATATTAATACTGTTTTTACTATAGACCAATATTCCTTTTCCAATTTATAAAAGAGTAAAGGAGTTGCTGCGTCACCAAAAACATTATATAAGATGATAAGATGATTTATAACTAGGTGAGTCCTAAATTGACCACCTCTAAGATAACGTTTAAGAAGACGCTTCAAATACTTAAAGCGTTTCAAATCTTCATCAAAATCCTCACGTGTAACACAATGAGGATTTTCATAATGCTTAATGGCGAACATGAGGAATGTATCCTCATTAAGTTCGTCAAATTTCATATGTTATTATGCTGAAACTGTTAAAGTAACTGCTGTTAAACCACTGAGTACCAGTGATGCTGCTGTTGAACCATCTGCTGTATCAGTAATTGTACCACTATTAAGTGAGATGTTTGATCCACCTAGTGTTAGTACATCATCCTCAGCAACAGTTTGTGATGCTACTGTGAAACGCTTCCTGTTTGCAGTTGAACCAGTTGCAGTATAGGTAAGAGTGTGAGGTCCACGACCACTACCTGTACCTTGGTTACCATTAGCGATTACAACTTGAGGTGATCCAGCAACTGTTACCTTCTCATCCCATGTAACCTCAGCAGTGATTGTTCTACTACCAGCTGCAATAGAAGATTGTACAATACGAATCTTAGTTACAGTAGGTGCAGCAAGAGTTGTTGATAGGCCACCGATACATGCTAGAACTTCTGGTTGGGCATTAACATTGTCGTTACCAGTTGACTTTGAACCAGGTGCTACCACCCATCCTGTTGTGTCAGCATATATGGTAGCCTTGTTGTAGTCTGAGTTCTCATCTTCTGGCAGCCATTTGGGCTTGTTCGTAGCCCCAGCTGCGGTTTTTCCCCATAATGGCATGGAATTATCTCCGAAAATATTCTGTATGAGTATTTATAAACTTAACCTTCTAGCAATGCCTTCTGTAGGGCATCTACTAACTGGTCGTCTACTTTGTTTCCTGTCTTAGCTGCTGCTTTCTTCAGCAACTTAATAAGAAAATCTTTGATAACTGAATCAAGATCATCAGGAATTCTATCAACTGCCTTATTGATTATGCTGATAGCGATTGGCATTAAAAAGTTAACCATAATTATATACCTATAGGTATTCTATATAGCTAATTAATCATACTTCTTTTTACCGCCTTTAATATATCCTGATCCTTTCTTATCATAAAATCTTACACCTTTATTCTTAGTAAAGGATTTTGCAAATTCTTGAGACACTTGTCTAAATTTCTTTTTCTTTTTGGCTTCTTTATGTTTCTTATCAGCAGTATCTAAGAGCTCATCTTTGAGACCCTTCTTAAACTGATCGCTGAGTTCTTTAATTAGTTTAAACATTATCCTGGTTTTGAATCTTGCCATTCTTCCGATCCACCTGGCCATGGTGAATGCTTTTTAATATAATCTACATCTGATTGAGCATTCTCTGATCCACCTACATGAAATGGATTGTTTCTTGCAGTAGCAATCCTATACATCTTCTCATGCATAGTAACTACTTCTTCAGCAGGTTTCTCATGGTCTGGTGTTGACTTATGACGTGAAGCATAAGTATCAGTTTCAAACCAATCATCTGCTATTTCTTCTTCAGGTCTTGGGTTGTTTTCTAATTCAATCATTTTTTCAGGGGGTGCATACTTATTAGTGCCATTGGCAGTAGGCATAGAATCATGTGGATGAGGTTTACCTTCATCGATCATGTACCTAAACCCCTCCCTTTCTTGTAGTTATCTTCTCCACCGTATCTAGCCATCGTATTAGTATAATCCTGAGTAGACTTAAACCCTGCCTTCTTTGCCTTAGCAGCATATGCTTTCTTATCGTCTGCTCTCCTCTTATACTTCCCAGTACCAGCATCAGACTTAGCACCTTTAACTTTCTTCCGTTGTCCTTCTGGTTTACCATACTCCTTACGGATCTTGGTTTTAACGTAGTTAAGTGCTCTATCTTTACTACCACCCTTGTCGTAACCCTTCTCTTTCTTAAGACGAGTTGCTTCACCAAATGTCAAGATGTTCTCAGTTCTGATTTCTTCTGACCTTTCTTCTGAGACTTTTTCTTGACTTGCATACGATTCTTCAACGTGTGTATTATGTATAAGATTTATATTATTTGATTGAGCTTTCTTTATGAAATCCATAAAGGTTTCCTCTTTTACACCTCTTCTCTTTTCATGGTCTGCTCTTCTATCCTTTCTGATACCACCACCTAGTTCATGTGACCCATG